GCACCAACTGCTGTTGTAAATGCAGGTAAAAAGAAGGGAGAAGAAATGCCAGAAGAACAAGCTCAAAAAGCAGGGAATGCTCCTGCTTATGCATCTGAATCTTTTGATTTCGACGCTATCTTCGATGGAGAAGATTTAAGCGAAGAATTTAAGCAAAAGATGAAAGTTGTCTTTGAAGCTGCCGTCAATGAGAAAGTTGCTATTGTTTCGGAACAACTCACTCAAGAAGCAAACAAAATTCTTGAAGAAGAAGTCTCTGCAATAAGCTCTCAACTCACCGAAAAACTCGATGACTACCTGAACTATGTCGTTGAGGAATGGATGAATGAGAATAAACTTTCTCTCGAAGAAGGCATCAAGGTTGACATTGCCGAATCATTCCTCACCGGACTCAAAGAACTTTTCGAATCACATTACATCGAAATGCCAGAAGGCAAGACCGATGTTTTCGACAAGCTCCAAGACAGAACCGAAGAACTTGAAGAGCAAGTCAATACTTCAATCAATGAAAACATTGAACTGAAGAAACAACTTCTCGAATATCAATGTGGTATGGCTTTCCTCGAAAATACCGATGGATTGACTGATGTTCAAATTGAAAAACTCGCTTCGCTCGCCGAAGGTCTTGAGTATTCAAATGTCGAACAATATGTCGATAAATTGAATATCCTAAAGGAAACCTATATCAAGCAAATGAACAATTCATCAAAGACCAAACAACTAGTAGAATCACTAGAAGAAACAACCAACAAGGTTATCGAAACCCCGAATGATACAATGAGCATTTATCTTTCGGCTATCGAAAGACAATCAAAGAAAAAAGTCTAACAATTCAATAAGGAGAAACAAATGGACTTTCAAGGAACTACCCCTTACGATACATTAGTAGAAAAATGGGCTCCAGTGCTCGATGCTGAAGCACTGCCCTCAATCGGTGATTATCACCGCAAGCGTTGCACTGCTGTCCTTCTTGAGAACCAAGAAAAAGCACTGCGTGAACAATTCCTCACCGAATACGGCAACGAAATGGGTGGAGCATTCCTCAACCCACAAGTTGGCTCTGCAAACAACGCTCTCGCTGGCTATAGCCCTGTGCTTATCAGCCTCGTTCGTCGTGCAATGCCCAACCTGATTGCTTATGATATTGCTGGCGTGCAGCCAATGACTGCTCCGACCGGTCTTATCTTTGCAATGCGTTCTCGTTACGGCACACAATCAGATTACACCAGCGGCAATGCTTTTGATGCCGATGGTATCGCTACCAATCGTAGCAAGAATGAAGCTCTCTTCCAAGAACCATGGGCTGCATTCTCAGGCCAAGGAAACACCCTTACCGGTGCTGCAACACTTGCAAACGAAAACAAGGATCCCTTCTGGTGGAGAGGTCTCTGTGGTGCAGGTGGAACCTTTGGTGGTTACACTGCTGCTACCGGCGTTACCCTCTTCGAAGCATTCCGTGGTATGCTCACCAAAGATGCAGAACAACTTGGTAACTCTGGAAAGAACTTCCAAGAAATGTCATTCAGCATCGAGCGTCTTGCAGTTGAAGCTCGTAGCCGTGCTCTCAAGGCTGAATACACCACCGAACTCGCTCAAGACCTCAAGGCTGTTCATGGTCTCGATGCCGAAACCGAACTCGCCAACATCCTTTCACAAGAAATTCTCCACGAAATCAATCGTGAAGTTCTTGCTACCGTTTATCGTAACGCCAAGAAAGGTTGCGTCCAAGGAGATCTTAAGTCAGACGGTGCATACGACCTAATCTTCGACTCAGACGGTCGTTGGTCAGCAGAACGCTTCCGTGGTCTCATGTTCCAAATCGAACGCGAAGCCAATGTCATTGCCAAGGAAACTCGCCGTGGCAAGGGTAACTTCGTAATCTGCTCAAGCGATGTTGCTTCAGCACTCGCCATGGGTGGATACCTCAACATCTCACCGGCACTCAATGTCAACCTTGAAGTTGACGATACCGGTAATGTGTTCGCTGGTGTTCTTAACGGCAAGTTCCGCGTCTACATCGATCCCTATGCACCAACCGGCGTTAACTTCGCTGTTGTTGGATACAAAGGACAAATCGCATACGACGCAGGCTTGTTCTACTGCCCCTATGTCCCGCTACAAATGTTCCGTTCAGTCGGACAAGATACCTTCCAACCGAAGATTGGCTTCAAGACCCGCTACGGCATGGTCGCCAACCCCTTCGCTGAAGATGTCAACCTCCGCGTTCCATCAGGAAACGGAAAGAATCAATACTACCGTATCTTCGAAGTCAAGAACCTCCACGGTCAAGGCTTGACCGCTGGTTTCAGCTTCTGATAAGTAGTTTATCCAAAACAGAAACCGGGAGCAGAAATGCTCCCGGTTTTTTTTCATAAATACAGTATATGGCATTAACAGATTGTAACACAAATACCGTATTAACAGATAAGCCAGAAAATGTTAATTATTTGGCTAATAATTTCTTTCAATTTCATATTGACAGAATACCAAATTTTACTTATTTTATACAATCTGCTAACTTACCAATGTTGTCTACACGGTCTATAAATCAACCCAGCACTTTAGGTACATTTCCTAAAATACCAGCAACAAATTTTATTTTTGATGACTTGCAAATAACATTTTTGGTGGATAGCCAAATGAAGTCTTGGACAGAACTATACAATTGGATGAAAAGTATAGGTAATTTAAAAGATACCACATCTCAAATAGATCATCATCAAAAATTCTCAGATGCAACTTTATTAATAACAAACAGTGCGTATAAACCAATACTAAAAGTAACATATTACTATATTTTTCCAAATACACTTGGATCTATTAATTTTTCAGTGACATCACAAACTACAGAGTCTGTTGTTTGTTCGGCAAATTTTTCGTATTCTTATTTTGAAATAGAAGAATTATAAGGATTTACATAATGGAACTTGATTTTAAGACTATAGAAGTCGATCTTAAGATCGATGAAGCGGATTTGGCATCGGAATCTCTGAGAACACCACAATTACATAACAAGTACCTTCTCTTGTTAATGCGTCTTAAAAACAAAAAAGACAAAATAGAAAATGAATATAAAGTTTTAGAAAAAAACAAATGGTTGTATTACACGGGAAAACTGTCAGAAGAACAGCAGAAAGAACTCGGGTGGGAACCATTTGATTTAAATATACTAAGAACGGATGTGGACAGAATATTATATGCTGATTCTCAATTGATTGACCTGCAAAACAAATTAAATGAGATTGTGCGTATAGTAAATTATATTGAGGATGTAATTAAGATAATATCTAATCGTCAATGGTCCATTCGTTCGGCAATTGATTGGATGAAATTTACAAATGGCCAGTGAGTCTATAAAAATAACAGATATAGACTCTGTTTATATTCGATTGGAAACCGAAAAAAGTGTAGCAAAAGAACTAAGCCAATATTTTACTTTCGATGTTCCCAACCATAAATATATGCCCGCCTACAGAAACAAATTCTGGGACGGTAAAATAAGGTTATTTGGCCTTCATAATCATTTAATATATCGTGGTCTTTTGGACTATGTAAAAAAATTTGCAAATGATCGAAACTATGAGATATTGGGATTCGAAGAAAAAACATCAACGATAGACAGGGAAATACTATGCCAATTTATAGACAACCACATAGATCCAAGACTCTCAGAAAAATCCGTAAAATTGCACCCGTATCAAATAGACGCAATAAAACACGCACTGGAGCAGAAGAGGTGCCTATTATTATCTCCGACAGGTTCTGGAAAGAGCATGATCATATACGGGCTGCTGAGATATTATCTGAAAGTTATACCACCAGAAAAGAAGATTTTGATCATAGTTCCAACTACAGGTCTAGTCAACCAAATGATATCGGATTTCTCAGAATATTCTGGAGGAACACCATGGAAAGCATCTCTGCATTGTCATGGTATACATTCCGGAAGAAGCAAAGAAACTGCAAAAAGAGTGGTGATAACAACATGGCAAAGCGTTTTTCGAGAACCAAAAGAGTGGTTCGATTCCTTTTCAGTCGTATTTGGGGATGAATGCCATCAATACAAGAGCAATTCGCTTGTAAAAATAATGACTAAATTGCAAAATTGTCCTTACAGAATAGGGACAACAGGAACTTTGGATGGTTTGAATGTGCACAGACTTATAATCGAGGGTTTGTTTGGTAAAACATACAAAGTTATAACGACAAAAAATTTAATAGACAATAAAATATTATCTAAATTAGACATAGAGTGTTTATTGATAAAACATTCAGATCGGGACAAAAACAAGTTAAAAAGAAAAACATATCAGGAAGAAATAGAGTGGATTGTCACACACCCTGATAGAAATAAATTTATAACAGATCTTGGAGAAACTTTAAAAGGAAATACTCTTGTCCTTTTTAATTATGTGGAAAAACAAGGAAAACCTTTAATTGAGTTGTTAAAAAATTCTAAAAAAGAAATACACTTTATACATGGTAAAACGGAAACTCAATTAAGAGAAGAAATACGCCGTGTTGTAGACTCAAGCAACAATTCCATATTGGTTGCAAGTTATGGGACAACCAGCACTGGAATTAATATAAAAAACATTCATAATATCATATTTGCTTCTCCGTCGAAATCGTGTATTCGAGTTCTTCAGTCTATAGGAAGAGGGCTGAGAAAAAGTGAAACAAAGCAAGATGTTACAATCTATGATATTGCAGATGATTTAATTTACAAGAAATACAAGAACCATACCTTTAGGCATCTAGAAGAGAGAATGAGAATATATAAGAAGGAGAGTTTCAACTTCAAAATAACTTCAGTGTCTCTAGAAAGGAATCAAGATGGGGGAACAATACCACTTGTTGAAAATGAATAATGGAGAAGAAGTTATTACCAAAATTGTGGATTCTGATGGGGAAACCATAGTAGTTGAAAGACCAATGGTGTTCAAGTCATTTTTGACCCAGGATAATTACACTGCAAGACCAAAAGAAGTCGTAATAATAAAAAACTGGAGTGCATTTTCAGAAGAAAAATATTTTTCTATACCAAAATCATCAGTCTTGATGACCACTACTCCATGTGATCATGCAATAAAAATGTATGAAATGGAAAAAGAAAGACAAGATAGCGAACAAACCATCATTAAAATGAAAAAAGACATCGAAACTGAACTCGATAAAATAATGGGAGATTCAGATGGCGATAATTATGCTAATATGACTGATGCTGAAGTGGAGGAGGATTTTAAAAAGATGATGGAGTATCTTTCTGAAAACACTCAAAAATTAAAAGATGTTGTGGAAAATAATCAACCTGAGAATAATAAACCCGAAAATAAAAAACAAAATAATGATGATATGGTTTTCATGAACATGATGTTTCCCCCTGAAGTCATTATTGATCTTGTGGAATCAGGCGCGATTGATCCTGAATTATTTGGTGAGATGTATCTCGAAATAAAGTCAAAAATGAAACAATCACCAAAAAGAAAAGCAAAGAAGAAACCAACCAACAAAAAACCGAATGAAAAAATTACTGATGAGTATACCGGTGACGAAATAGAAAGAAAAAACTTTGGTAATTTATGGTCGGATTGGAGTGATGATCCCTCATCTAAGGATTATCAATAACAATGAAATCATTCTTTCAATATATTACAGAAGATGACATTATTCTTTCAAAAGCAAAGACAAGAAGTCAAGCTATTCCTGCTTATGTTCGTTATGAAGGACCTGTTGATCCTGAAAGATTAAAAACAAAATATGATCATGTAAAAACATTCCGACATGGTGGAAAACAATATAAGCTTCTCTCTACAAGAGAAGAAGACATAGGTGATAAAGTTTTTCGTTTAGCACATGTAGGAAACGACGAATCTCTTACTGATGTTGGAACTATCGGTGTTATGCTTAGTCCCAAAAAAGAACTAGCACATGATAGAATTCAAACTCAATTAAACAGAAAACCTAAAGCAATAAGTTTAGAACCCACTCTTCACCCAGAGCATGCTGGTTCGGGTTTAATGTCTAAAATTTATAGAACGATAGCACAACACCACGGTGTTGATATTATATCAGATAATACACAAACAAGAGGTTCACAAAAAGTTTGGAATGAATTGGCTAATACTGGAAGGGTTCGTGCTGTGCATGTAAAAGGTGCATTCGAGCCATTCAGTTATGACGCATCAAACGAAGACCATGTAGACAAGATCTACGGTGATGCCGATCGAACGGCATACGGTGGCGAAAACGCTCTTCTTCATTATACTCATGATTAACAAAGTTATTTAAGTGTCCAGAATCCTATTTTCCCTTGAATCAGGACAGGATAATTATAAAGGGGTATCAAAATGTTGTCAAGAGGAAACATAGGACTTGATTTTATTTTTTGATGTGATACAATGTATTGATCATGAAAAAACAAAGAACACATTACATAGATAACAAATTATTTTATAAAGAGATGGTTGCCTGGAAAAAATTAGTAAAGGCAGCAGAAAACAGTGATGATCCTCGTCCCCCTGTAACACATTACATCGGGGAGTGTATAATGAAGATTGCAGATCATCTATCACAAAAACCAAATTTTGCTAATTATCCCTTCAAGGAAGAAATGATCGGGGATGGGATAGAAAATTGTTTAATGTATGCTCACAATTTTAATCCCAGAAAATCAAAAAATCCATTCTCATATTTTACTCAAATCATATATTTTGCTTTTCTTAGAAGAATAGAAAAAGAAAAGAAACAAGCATATGTAAAATTAAAAATGACGGAGCTTCTTGATGATGGCACTGTACATAGATGGTTAAAACATAATTATCTGGAAGAAGAAAAAGAAGAAAATCCCTTCATCGATATATTAAAAATGTCTGAGGGTTTCGAGAAAAAGAAGAAACCCAAAAAAGTAATAAAAAAGAAGAAAAAATGAAGTTAGCAATAATAACCGATACTCATATAGGAATCAGAAATGATTCTCCTATATTTTTTGAAAATGCGGTTTCATTCTTCAACGACACTTTTTTCCCGTATTGCATACAGAACAATGTAACAAATGTCATACATTTGGGAGATTTCTTCGATAGAAGAAAATATATCAATATTAATATATTGGCGGAGACAAGGAAGAAAATACTTCAACCTCTTAAAAATTATGGTATTAACATAGATTTAATATTAGGAAATCACGATTGTTATTATAAAAATACAAATGCAATAAACGCACCAAAAGAAATATTTTCTTGTTTTGATAATATCAATGTAATAGAAAAACCTATTGTCATGAAATATGACGAATATTGTGTAGGTTTGGTTCCGTGGATCACCAAAGATAATATCGATGAATGTAAAAAATTCATAAAAGAAGTGCCGTGTCGAACTTTGATGGGACATTTTGAAATTGATGGTAGAGAAGTACTAAGAGGAATAAAGCATGAGGGGGGAATGCCACCCTCCATGTTCAACAAATATGACATGGTAATGTCCGGTCACTTTCATATTAGAAGTTATCAGGACAACATAGCATATCTCGGTACTCCATACCAGCTATACATGAGCGACTTAAACGAACAGAAAGGCTTCCATGTATTGGATACAACTACTTCTGAATTGGAATTTATTGACAACCCACGACAACTATTCCGTCAATATATTTACGATGATTCCGGTCCAAACAAGGATAAACTTTTAGACACAGAGTACCCAGAAGCAAAAAATTGTTTTGTTCGTATTTTTGTAAAAACAAAAAAACATCAATCGGTTCTTGAACAAACAATGGAAAAAGTGTATAATGCTGGGGCATATGGTGTTACCGTAGTAGAAGATTTTCAAGAAGAATATAAAGAAGATGT